AAAAAGGCTAAGAAAAGGAAGAGAACCTTACGACACAGATCCTGAACCTAAAGGTTTTAAAAAAGGTGGTAAAGCAGATAAGAAATGGATTCAAAAAGCGACAGCTTCAATTAAAAAAAGAGGAACTAAAGGAAAATGTACACCGATTACAAAACCAGGATGTACAGGTAGAGCTAAAGCTCTAGCTAAGACTTTTAAAAAAATGGCTAAGAAAAGGAAGGCAGCATAATGCCAATCAAAGTATTAGGACCAACACACGACAGACATCCAAAAAATACTAGAAGAGAAAACAGATTAGAAGAACTGGGTCGAGTAGATGCGGAACACGCAGATACTGCAAAAGGCAAAAAAAATTTACATGATGAAAAACGTAGAATTAGAGATGAACTTATAAGGAAGCGAAGAAATCCACTAAAACGTCTTAGTATATCCGATAGTCCTCGTCACCCAAAGAAATTATCACCCTATCAAGAAGGTGGACTCGCCGGAGCTGGTGGAGCTAAAAAATCAGCTGACACGTTCCTTGAACGAGTTGGAGGAAGCGAAAAAGGTAAACCTCATTCTACAAAAGAAGGAAGAATGGCTTCAGGAAAACGTAAACTAAAAAGATTTTTACAACAACGAGGAGAGGCTGGCACGGCTCAGCCTGACCCAGAAAGACCAAGAGGTAAATGGAAAAAGATGCCATGGTACCCAGGAGAAAAACCAAAATGGAAAAATTTGCCATGGAAACCAGGAAAAAAACCAAAAATGCAACCTTTAAAAAAAGGCGGTAAAGCTAAAGATGGATTATCCCCTGCACAATCACATTATCTTCAACATGGATATGGACCTCATAAAAGAGATGGAAAAGCTTTTGGCGGAGTTATAAAAGCAGTATTAATTAAAGGCAAACCTAAAATAGCTAAGAAAGGCTGGAAATAATGGCTAAGAAAAAAACAAAGAAAAAAAACAAAAAGAAGAAAAAAGCTAAAACTAAAAAACGTAAGAAGTAATGGCTACAAGAAATAAAACCAAGTTTAAAAACAACTGGTTTACTAAACTTAAAAAACCTAAGGGTGTAAGCGAACCTTATAATGGTTCTTATACTTTTGGAAAATTAGGTGGAGTAAAAGTTGGAAATGAAAGTTTAAAGAAGTATTATAGTAAAATAATAAATGGATCTGGAAAACCTAGTATATAAACTACGTCGGGGTATTGAAAGACGCATCCAAGCTATGTCACTGTCCATCACTTCAGGTGGGGTTGACAACATGGAAACTTATAAGTATATAATAGGACAGATAAACGCACTGGAATCAGTGAAACAGGAAATCTCTAACCTGCTTGATGATAAGGAGCCATATGACGCAAACAGAAACATCGTTGAAATCCCAAAAGGAAACTCAACAACTAAACCAAAAACCTAAAATTATTACACCTAATAAAGAATTAGTCGGAGTAAAAAAATCCGAACCTAAAAAAGAAGTTACTCAAGACTCTACTAAATTACCACAACCTACGGGTTGGAGAATTATTGTTCTTCCATTCAAAATGGATGAAAAAACAAAAGGGGGAGTGCTAATGACAGAGAGTGCATTGGAGCGCCAACAAATTGGCTCTCAATGTGGACTTGTTTTAGCAATGGGACCACAATGTTATACGGATACTGAGAGATATCCTACTGGTCCATGGTGCAAGGTCAACGATTGGGTTGTCTTTGCAAGATACGCGGGATCGCGTATTCAAATCGAAGGTGGGGAAATTCGTCTTCTTAATGATGACGAAATTTTGGCAACCGTGAAGAATCCTGAAGATATTCTTCATGCATTTTAACATAGAAGGAGAAAACTATGCCTACAGAGAACGCTAAAGAACAACCTTTAGAAAAAGAACAAAAGACCGTTCCTCTAGATACAACTGGACCAGGAGCTGAAGTAATCGTTTCTGATGAGAAGGATGAATCAGAAGTAGAGACTAAAGATAAAGAGCCTACTGTCGTAATGACGGAACCGGAAAAGACGGAACAAGAACCAGAACCAGAACAAGAAACAATTAAAGAAATAAAGAAGGAACAGAAACAAGAAGATTCTAAACTCGAAGAGTACAGTAGAGGAGTACAAGGACGTATTGCTAAGCTTACTCGGAAAATGCGTGAAGCAGAACGCCAAAGGGACTCTGCGACAGAATATGCAAGAGCTTTAGAAAACCAACGTCAGGATGATCAGCGTAGATTTAGTAAGCTGGATACTGATTATTGGAAAAAATTTGAGACCAATGTTAAAACTGGAATGGAAGCGGCGCAACGAGAATTGGCCGGTGCTATTGAAAGTGGAGATGCGAAAGCTCAAGTTGAGGCAAACAAAAGGATTGCTACATTAGCGTTTGAGAATGCGAAAGTGGAGCAAGCCAAAGAAGGTAGAGAAGACGTCAAACTATCTGACGGTGGTAAATTACCAACACAGACTCCAAGAGATTTACCTTATCAACAACCAGCAGATCCTAAAGCGGAAGGATGGGCAGGGAAGAATAGATGGTTCGGTCAAGACCGAGCTATGACCTTCACTGCTTTTGAAATCCATAAGGATTTGGTTGAGAAGGAAGGGTATGATCCTAAATCTGACGAGTATTATGAAGAAGTCGATAAAAGAATAAGAGTTGACTTTCCACATAAATTTGGTAAAAATGAGAATATACAAACGACCAGACCCGTTCAGTCGGTGGCTTCGGCAAACCGAAGTGTAAAACCTGGCCGCAAAACTGTGAAACTCACACCTTCACAAGTCGCTATCGCGAAAAAATTAGGTGTGCCACTCGAAGACTACGCAAAACAATTAAAACTCACGAAGGAGGTATAGCGTATGAACAAAGAAACTAAGACAACTACTTCTCGTGCGAACCAAACACGGTCAAAAACTGAAAGACCAAAAGTGTGGGTTCCTCCATCTTCTCTAGATGCACCCCCTGCGCCTGATGGATTCAGGTACAGATGGATCAGAGCAGAATCTCTTGGATTCGACGATTCTAAGAATATTCAAGGCAGATTAAGATCTGGTTATGAATTAGTTAGAGCCGAAGAAGTCGAGAACTCTTCTGATTACCCAGTGTTAGACACTGGAAAATACAAGGGGGTAATTGGGGTTGGTGGCCTTTTGCTTGCAAAGGTACCTAACGAGATCGCAGCTCAACGTACCGCGTACATTAGAAAACGTACAGACGGAATGAATGAAGCAGTAGACAACGATCTAATGAGGGAGCAGCATAAGAGTATGCCGATCAATGTTGATCGACAATCTCGTGTAACCTTCGGTGGTACAAAGAAAAGTTAATTTTCTCGGGATAACAATTCCCTATCATCGATTTAATTAAACCGTTCACATTTATTTGTGAACATTTAGGAGACGACAAACTATGGCTAATACAAGCACAACAGGATATGGCTTGAGAGCAGTTGAAGTTCTGGGCAATGGTCCAGCTACTCAAGGGCAATCAAGATACTCTATCTTGTCAGGTTTGGGCGTGCGAATCCTTAAGAACGAACCAATTGGACCACAAGATAGTTCAGGTGACGATGGCTATATGCAAAGTATAGCTCCCGCTACTATGGACGACACTGGTACAGGTGGAGCTTCTTGGGATGCTGATACAACTACTCCAGAAGTATGTGTAGGAATTTCTAACGGTGTATTTTACATCGATGGAACAACATCAAAACCTACATGGTCAAATTCTGTAGCAGCGAGTCAGACATTCGCAACTAACCCGAACACAGGTAACAGCGATGGTTGGGTATTCGTTAATGACAACCCGTTCCAAGAGTATCACATTAGAACAGATGCAGCAGTAGCTTCATCTATTCCTTTAGCGCAAGCTAAATTTTTGGTCATTTATATGAACCAAAATAATGGTGGTTCTGGCTATGAAGGCCAATCACAAGCTACTCTTAATATTGCGGGTCACAATAATGGCTTTATGTGGAAAATCTTAAGATCGGCAGAAGTGCCAGATCAAAAAGATGTTACTGCAGCAGGCTGTGATTTAGTTGTGGCTTTCAATAGTATGGCGAATCAGTACCTAAGAGACGTATAAGGAGAATAAAACATGGCAATATCACGAGCGCAGTTAGTTAAAGAGCTTGAACCAGGTTTAAATGCCTTATTTGGACTTGAGTACAAGCGATACGAAAACCAACACGCTGAGATCTATAATATAGAATCTTCTGACAGAGCTTTCGAAGAGGAAGTTATGTTATCAGGATTCGGAAACGCACAAGTAAAAGGCGAAGGTGCCGGCATATCATACGATGATGCACAGGAAACCTTCACAGCTCGTTACACTCATGAGACAATTGCTCTAGCATTTGCTATCACTGAAGAAGCTATCGAAGATAACCTCTACGATAGACTAGCTTCTAGATACACAAAAGCTTTAGCGAGATCCATGGCGAACTCTAAACAAGTTAAAGCAGTGTCCCCATTAATCAACGGCCTTCCTTCAACGGATGCTTTTGATTCTGGAGATGGTGTTTCTTTGTTTAATACATCGCACACTACATTAGGTGGCTCATTTGCGAACACATTGGCTACGCAAGCTGACTTAAATGAAACTTCATTAGAACAATCTCTAATCGACATTGGAGAAATGACTGATGAACGTGGACTTTTAATCGCAGCTAAAGGCGTGAAAATGATTGTTCCACCTGAAAACCAATTTAATGCAGAGAGATTGATGAAATCTCAAGGTAGAACTGGAACAGCTGACAATGATATCAATGCAGTAAACAGCATGGGAATGATTCCTCAAGGATACA